AGTCGGTTTGCCTGCTCAATCAGGGCATTGATCCCCTGACCCGCCAGGCGGATGGCGCCATTGATTGCGCCGCGCACGCTGTTGACGATGGCATTCCAGGTATCGGCAATGGGTTTCACCATGCCCGCCAGATATGACTTCATCCCATCCACCATGTTGTTCCATGCCATCCCGATGATGGCGATGAACCCGGTTTTAGGATCCGCAATTGTGGCCCAGATCTCCTGGAAAGTCTTCCCGATGCTGTCGCGAAAGATGAAGATTGCGGCACCAGCAGCGATCAGGGCGGCGCCGATTAGGACTGGGGCGGTGACGAAGCCGGCAACGAGGGCGGCGAAGCCCTCGGCAACGGGCAGAATGGCCCCAGCCCAGCCGGCGAGGGTGGCGCCAAGGCCAAGGGCACCGAGAGTAGTAAAAATTGAAATTGTGCTGGCAAGCAGCGGAGCCAGTACAGCAAGGCCCACCCCGAGGAGTGCCACGGCTCCCGTAGCGGCCTTAAGGGGTTCCGGTAGTTTGTTAATTGCACCAATTAACGCAGTTAATCCATTTAGAGTCAGCTCAAAAGCCGGCAGCATTGTTTCCCCAAGCGTCTGTGAAAGGCTAGTAAAAGTATCCTTAAGTGTGCTAAGTCGTCCAGCCAGCGTAGTGCTCTGAGCCGTTGCGCCGTTGGCGTATTTACCGCCAGTGGCAGTTAAATTAATAATTGCTTGCTCAAAAGATGCTGCGCTAATCTCACCTTTAGATAGTGCTTTTTGCAATTGCTCACCGCTCATATTATACATTTTTTGCAACTCTCCTTGAATGCCAACGCCTCTTTCTTGAAATTGCAACAGCTCTTCAGTTTGCAATCTACCTTTGGCTACAACTTGGCCATAGGCTGTTGCAAGCTCGCCAAGATTTGAGCCAGTTGCTCCGGCAATATCACCAAGTCTTTTTGTTACGCTAACTACATTCCCCCCTTCGATCCCAAAAGCATTCAATCGTTTTGCAGTTTCAATAAGCTCAATTGATTCAAAAGGGGTAACAGCACCATAGGATTGCAATTCTTTAACAATTTCTTTCGCCTTTTCTGCGCTACCTAATAAAATTTCTAGCGATTTGGTTTGAGTTTGAAGTGTTGCGGTATCGCCAAAAATTTTACCTAGTAATCCTACCCCACCCGCCAAGCCGATCAGGGGGCCAAGGCGACTTGTTAAAGAACTGGCCGCGCCTTCCACTTGCTGAAACGAGCCACGCAAAGCCGCTATCTGCTCAGTACCCACCACCTTGGAAGTGATTCTCAGGATGGCATCCAAATTCACCGCCATCTACCCAGCCTCCGAGACGCGCATCAGACGTAAAAATTCCAACTCGATCACCCGTAGGTCATCCATCACCTCAGCCAGTCGCTTACGGCCCCAGTGGAGGCCACCCAGGGCGACAACAGCGTTGTAGTCCAGGCCATCGCGGCGGCCTTCAGGATCGCGGCGCCATTGCGTGAACACCCGCGCCCACAACTCGAACGCCGGTAGGTTCTCAGGCCAGATCCAGCAGACAGGCTCGACCTGTTCCGGCCGCTCCTGGGGGAGGTACTCGAACCCCAGGGCGCGTGCCTCCGCCATTAGCCGGGCATCCTCCTGAGCCTGGGTTTCGACTGGGCCGCTGGTGGTCATTTGCCGATGCCATTCCCTCGCGATTTCGTGGAGGTTGGCTTTTTTCCGCCGCCCTCAAATGCCAACTTCATCCACGCCGTCGCAATGGCGGTGGCCATACCAGGGAACTGAATCACCCGGCGCTTCGAGTCCTCGTCAAACTCCATTGGCTCATCACCGGCTAGCAAGTCTTCACCCCAACCGCCCAGGACGCGATCAGCAATATGGACATCGTCCAGCGCCGTCACACCCTTGGCAGCATCTGGCAGCGTGCGGCCATCCTCAATGGCCTTGAGGACTGCCGTTCGGTGCCTGATGGCCTCGACCAACTCATTGATTTCGGTCTGCTCCAGGCGGTTGAAGTGCGCCGTAAACGTCACCTCCTCGCGGGCGCCCTCGTGATCAATGATGCTCAGCTCCACTTGACCTGGAAACGTGTCGCCTGCGCTGAGAAGATCAAACATTGAGAATCAGGGGTGAAGTTTGGAGTTGAGAGTCTGAGGAGTTCAGGTGAATGCAATCGTGCCGGCGTCGCTACTGCCAGGGGTGCGGCGAACGGTAAACGGCAGGGTCAATGCAGCCAGGCCACTGGCGTCATCCTGGGAAGGGGCGCCAAGCTGAACCTTAGGCAGGCTCACCGCTAGACGATTGCCAGCAACCGTGTTATGGGTAAGGCTGATGGCCCCAGATGTTGAAGCCACGGCAGCAGCGTAAAAATCCTTTTCGCTCAGCCCTTTGGGCCGCTGGATCTTGATGCTACCTGTGATGGCTCGATCCAAAATGTCAAACTTGGGAGAGCAGCCCATGAAGTCGTAAAACTGATGGGTGTTGTCACACTTCAGGGAAAAATCAATAATGCAAGCGCTATAACCAAAAATTGAAAATGTAGGGGTATTGGTCGAATTACAGGCAACCGGGGCTGCCATGTTGCTGTAAGTTGGGGTTGGTGATGTCGCATCAACCGGGGGCACATAGATTGCGGGAACGTCAAACGTAAACAGCGGCACTTCGCCGGCTGTCATCTTCAATTCCCAGCTCTTGGTCCGACCACCGACACCGGCGTGCTTGTTGCCATCCCAATCGTGATAAAGGCTCACCGAATCGGCGGCTGAGGAGGCAAACGAGTAGGTGTTGGAAGTGGCCGCAACGGTAGCCACGCTCATGCCCGCAGCCTGCAGAAAAATCCCGTACGAGGGAGTCGTGCCGGCAGCGCCGGAGCCCACAGCTTCAACACCAAAGCCCACGCCCATTTTCAGCTCTGCCATGATGTCTGGCAAGGCCTCGCCAAATTGACCGTCAAGGCTCGGGCGGGCAATGGCCTTGGCGTCAAGGACCGTCAGCTTCGGGTCGCGCACCCGAATCGCTTCCGTCCCCGTTGGACTGGAGCTGGTCCCGTACGTCGTCTCCAGTTTGGCCATCAGCCACTGGCGTTTCGTGTAGGCGGAAGGCATCGTTTTCGGGGGATTGTGTTACGGATTCGAGGGCCCACTCACCATCGACGAGCAGGTAAGAGCCTGGCTCAGTTGGCCACGGGGGCAAAACTGAATCAGACTCGGGAGCCTGACGTTTCATGGGTGATCGATCGTCAGATCGTTGCGTGAGGTCTGATATGTCACAGCGTAGCGACAGATGACCCCACCAAAATCCTGAGCTTCCGTCACCCACCGGCGGCCGGCCGGAACAACATTGACGACCAAAGCGTTGATTGCTGAGCTGGTCATCACTCGCTGATGCAGTTCACTGCGAATTGCATCGGTCGCCGTTGTGATCGGTGCCTGTTGCACGTAAATGGTCACCTCCACGATCAGTGTTGAGATTGTCAGGCAGACCGGCACACTGGGGCCCGTATCGTCGTCCTCTGATGCCGCGTCTATGGCAATACTGGGCAGCTCAGCAGAGCCAAGGGCCTGACCCCGGTCCCGGTAAACCCTGGCTGACATGCCAGTAACGCCGCGGGCAACGGTGGCAAACGCCGTCAAAATTTGCTCACACCTACTCGCCGTCATGGGGTCCGCTCCTGCAGGGCCACACCAAGGGCAACGTTTGCGGCGCCACTGAGGGCAGCCATGGCCTCAGATCTTGGGGCCCGGCATGCTGCACCACCGTGGCCACGCAGGCACGCAGCCCAATCAGCAACGCCCACACCCGCGCCGGCTAGTAGGCAGAGGCCGGCAAACAGCAGGCAGGGGCCAAGGAATTTGGTCATCATAGCTTCCCCTGCCTCAGTCGCTCGTCATGCTCATCTGTAATTTTTTCCAGATGACTAAACCGTCTTTCGCTGTGCTCGATCCAGATCCCAATACGGGCCTCAAAGCTTCCCAGGCCCTTGGCGATTTGGTAAAGAGCCTTGACGCCACTTCCGCAAATTGCGGTAGCTAATGCAGCAAGGGCGATGGCGGCTTCGGGTCCCATGGAAATCCTTCGGAGAGCAACTACATTCATTTTAGATTGCCGAAATGGCGGCAATATAGGCATTGTTCAGACTGCGCAAGGTGGCAGACTGGGCGGTGGTAAGACCGGCTCCTCTGGTAAAGATCTGGAGAGACATTGCAGAGAATGCCGCCGCGGTGCCGTTGCTGTTAAGGGCATAGAGATATGGTGAACCCGCGATGAAAGACGGGAAAAGGCTAGTAGCGTTGCTCGATGTTGTACCGTTGTAATCAACAAATGCCGCATTGTACGCGGTTCTGGAACCGCATAGGAACCCACTGGCCCCAAGGCCTGAGCTGATTGAAGGAAACTGTCCGCCGTTAAAAGTACCAGACCTAAAAGATCTGTTAATTCCTGTTCCAAATATATCCAACGACAGCAGGCTAGCACCAGTGCTGCCACTAAAAGAGCCAACTGCAATCCTGTCTCCGCTGGTTTCCATGCCACCGCTACAAGTGACTGAAAAGTGATGCGAAGAAACGTTAATTGAGTTGCTTGCTGTATTGATGCTTAAGTATTTGCTTGTTCCGTTTCCTGGTAGTCCTAGTATTTGGTTGTAATCACCAGAGCCAAACCCATTATTTGTTGGGCTAGATCCCTTGGCAGGCGTCAACGCACCAGCCAGCGTAAGTGGACCGCAGAAGAGGTAAATCTGATTGACCAGTGTCCAGAGGCTGTTTGACTTCAGCCCCTGAAAATAGGTGTCCACCGCCTGCTGCACGATGGCTCCAGGCGTCGCGCCGTCCGCCGTTGCCAGCGCCAACAGATAGGCAATGGCGTCGGTGTCGGTTGGGGTGTAGCTGGCGGAGACGCGGCGGCGGTAGATGATCTGCATGGCTCGATTAGGTGCCCCCCTAGCGGGGGTGATCCAGGGTGGCGCTAAATGCCGGTAACCCATCCTTCCTCGGGGTTGAAATCAATCGGCCCAGATTCGCCAGCGGCGGTGATCTCTGCGTTGAGCTGCTTCAACCTGGCGTCGTTTTCAAACGATGCCGCCAGCAGTGCGGAATGGCGAGCAATCAGATCGTTGAATTGTGCCAGCCGATTCCCTTTCTCGACCTGCTCGCGGGCATAGGCAAG